ATCAGGTGTCGGTCGTGGGATATTTCCACGAGCGTGCAACTGAAGCCGAAAGGAAGATGATCCGGATGCTCGCATTGAACATCGCGAACTCGGAAATCAACTCGATGGTTGTCCATGGTTCCGGTTTCGGACCTGAACTTATTGACCAAGGCATCAGCGGCTCCTAACTCGGATGTTCACTCGAGAAAAGGTTGCCGCACTCCTTTCACTCCTGTCGGCGCTAGGATTGCTCCTATGCTACGATCAGGGATGTGAGACGGAGTTCTCTGTCCATTCTGCAATTCCCTTCAAAGGAAACTGTAATGTCAAAAACAATGACAAGTTGGACAACGGAGCTGACGTTAAAACAGACGCTCTCGGTACTTGATCACTTCAGTGCCAGCCACGCCCGGAGGGGCGGAGAGCACGGTTCGGCTATCCTTTCATTAATTGAGGGGAAGAAGTATGCTGAACTATGTTCCTACGAACTGCCACAGAATGAATTCGGCTGGGATGTCTCCCAGCTTATCAACTGTCGGCAAGCCCTAGCTTTTTACTCCAAACTACACCCCTTAGAAATCGGGGAAGATAAAGAGTTAAATGCTTGGACAAAGTTCGTGGAGTCCGAGGTTGCTTGCAAACAAACTAATCAATTGTTTAGAGCACATGCAAATGGCAATGTATCTTTTTTGCCACGCGTTGAGCGCGTTTTCAAACGCGCACGCGGAAAAATTGCACGTGTCCTTGGCCCTGTGCCAAGAATTGATCAGCTAAGCCTGCGATTCGGACCTGGTTCAACGACCTCTATAAAAAGAAGTCAGGCAATTCCGCAGAACAAACTAGCGGAGCAGCCCACGTGTAGCGTCGAACTCTTCCAATCACCTTACCTCGCGCATCTCTTTGAATCGATGCCGCATTGGCTTGACTGCCATGTGGACTTCGAGATCTTAGATGCAGAGACCGAGGTTGGTGTAATGGACCTGCAGATTGACACAGGTGCATTAGAGTTCGTGCCCAAGAACGCGAAGACCCTACGCGGTATAGATAAACAACCTACCTTAAACACTCTTATCCAGAGTGGCATAGGTAGCTATATCGAACGCAGGTTGGAGCGTTATGGTCTTGGTATACGCGACCAGACAAAGAATCAGCGTCTGGCACGTTCGGCATCGATCAGTGATGATCTTGCAACCATTGACCTATCGTCAGCGTCCGACACCATCGCATTAGAAGCCGTCCGGTATCTTCTTCCGGAAGGCTGGTTTTATCTTCTGCGTGCAACAGGGTGTCGTGTAACGTCTTACAAAGGACGTGAAATTAAGCTCGAGAAGATGTCATCAATGGGGAATGGTTACACCTTCCCCCTAGAGACAATCATCTTCTGGGCACTTACCGCCTCAGCCTGTGAAGGCTCTGTTGGCGATGTGTCCTGTTACGGCGACGACATCATATGTCCGGCTCACAAGGCCGGTGATGTTATCGAGGTCCTTAACGTAGCTGGCTTTGCGGTTAACACTGCAAAGTCGTACGTTAATGGTCCGTTCCGTGAGTCGTGCGGTGCTGACTACTACCTTGGGATCGATATTAGGCCTTTTTACCAGAAAACTTTGGTATCGGCCAAGACCCTCTTCTTACTCCACAACTGGTACTATGCCGACGGAGACGTCGACAGGTGTCAGGAGTTGATTAAGATTATACCTACGCCACTCCGACTTTTCGGCCCTCCAGAATATGGAGACGGACACTTGCACTCGTGCACGTGGGATCGCAAAACAAAACGCGACCAGCGAAGGAAAGGCTATGGTGGGTCCTATTTCACGACGTATAGCATACCGGGAACAAAGATTGTGTCTCGTTACCCGGGCGATTACGTCACCCCGCTCTATGTGTTGTACACATCGCGCGAGTTACCACTTCTTGAGTACTCTGAAGGTATAGAGTTTTCAAGGAACGGGCGTCCCATATGGGTCGCACCGTCTGACAATAAGTCAGGGGTGTATGAAATAGTATCGATATACACTTTTTGCTAGTGAATCTTAACTAGCGAAGACTCGACCTGTGTAAGGCGAGCCTGGAGGCCCA